CCCGAATTTGATGTACTCATACTGATTCCAATTGCAGGGGTAGCATTAAATCTCTTAGAGAAAGTAACAGTCAAATCTCCACTAGCAGAAGAAGTCCCAGTACCATTTATTGTTCTTGTAGGCATATTAGAAGCTACTCTTAACTGTTGTATCGCAATACGGGCATCATTTTCACCACCTGTACTTACTTCTGCTTTTAATTCATATCCTCTAGCTTGAAACTGTGCATTATTGTATGGTCGCCAAGTTGTCCATGTAGGAGAACTGCTGGGATTATCTTGTGTTGTTCTTATATATAAACTAGCCCCTGCATTAGGAGGAGTCGTTCCATCAACACTTGTAATTGCATCAAAACCAGTAGTTCCTACTGCTGCGTTTGCATCATAATTTGTACCTAAAGAATCTAAGAAGATATTGCCAGGATAGAAACTCCTAACTTTTAAAGTACTTTCTAATTGAACATTAAAGACAGCACCTAGATCTATAGGGTTATTCTGGAATAAATAAGTACCTGTTGTTTTATAATTAGATCCATCAGTTGCGTTCAACAATTCATTACTAGCAACTACTAAATCTGTTTTTGCTCCAGGGAAAGTAGTGTCCTCTGTCTGAGTATTAATATTAACTAAATTATCTAAATCAGGTTTTGTAAATTCAACTGATGCAGTACCAACACTAAGTCTCCCACCTGAATCTACAAATCGAGCTAAATAAGTTCCACCTTTTAAATCCGCATAAGCTTCCTTAGCTGTACCAGTTAAATCACTATGGATACTTGATGCAGTTGCCCATGTCACATTAGTTAAATCAGGGGAGTGTCTAAGCCTCACTAATCCACCAACAATCACGTCTAAATCACCTGATTGTGTCCATTGAAGACGAGCCAATCCATTTGTAGGAATCATCGTCAGATTGGTTACATCGGCTGGTGCTTTTGTCTTACCTGATAATGCTTTTGTAAAGGTTGCAATAGTACTTCCTTTGTTTAAATAGTTAACTGCCTGAATCTGAACAGATAATGTGCCTGCCCTTAGCGCACCAAAATTACCACCTTGTCTAAGGCTAACAGAAGGAGAAGCTGTTGTTAATGTTGCCCAATTATCATTATCTACTCGATAAGTAACTCTAAATTCTGTAACTCTCTTTCTGTTATGTTGCCAACTTAAATCACAACCAACAAATACGCCTTGACCATCTGAATAAAGAAATTCTTCTCCTTCTACATCGGTTACAGGATCAGGTATCGCACTTAAATTACTTATATCTCTGAGAACAATATCTGAACCTGTATCGACAGATGAATAAATAGTCTCGTTATATTGAAGAGCTGATACTGATGTTAGACCACCTGTACCCTCCCCTACATTAATAACTCGATATTGCTGGGATTGAATATCATTTGTTTGGATTAAATAAACGGATTCATCATTAGGAGCTTCCGTAAAAGCAGAACTTACAGTAATAGTAGGTGGTGAAGCATTAGGAGCATAGTTAGAGATAGTTTTCGTCTCTACAACTCCTGTAGGTTGAATAACAGATAATGTTGGACTTTTAGTTAAGTCAACAGAAAAATCTTCCCCACTATCTATATTTATTATGGTCGTAGTCGATCCTGCTGCAATACGTCCTGATCTTCTAGTACCTGCTCTTACTGGATCTGCAATATCAATTACCATCCCAGGTCTTAGCACAATTCCACTATCCACTCCTACGGAGAAAGTACAAGTCTGAGTAAGAAGTTGTTCTGATTTTAATAACCATAAACCCATCCGATGAGCTTGCCCTTGTGAATAACATCCTAGAGCTTTAACACTTTTACTAATAATTCCATACTTGGATATTGCATCATTATCCTCTACATATTCAAACATTGTTTCACCCAAGCCTTCATAAGTCTGATATGCGATTTTGACTGAGGTATGTCTCGCTTTTTGTGAAACACCTGCATATTCAAACGCTCCGCCTACAACATTACTAGGACCAAGTAAATATTGACTATCTTTAGGTTTATCCTGTAAGACCATCATATTCCCAGCACCGTAGTAACTCATCCCTCTAAATAAAGAGGTCATTTCTTTTATAACTGTATAAACATCTTTTCTTTGATTAATTAAAATATTACAAGCAAATCTTGGTTCCTGACCACCTTTTCTATCTGAAACTAACTCATTACAGTATTGGGAAATACTATAGAAATCCCACTTGTCAAGGGAAGACTCAGGAATCGAACAGCCGTACCTAGTCGAAATAAGCAAATCATAAAGACACCAAGCAGGGTCATTACACCAAGTTGCAGCTCCAAACGTCCCATTCCAAACACCACTATAAGTTACACGTCCTATATGCGTAGTTGTGTCTACAGTTGCATTACTTGGGAGCTTAACTTTTATACCTCTAATTTTGTATTTACGATCTGGAATATTACTAAACTGCCTAGAATCAAAACGAAGATATGTTAACGCACTATTTGGATAAGTTAATTTCTCATCAATAATTTCTGTATAACTAGCCCATGTAGTTTTACTCTCTGATTTTGCATCTGGATCGTCAGCACTAACTCTAGTAAAACGAATATCTACAGGGAAAGAACCTGATAAACCAAAAACATAATCTCTCATGTAGAGATTACTAGATTTGCCTACAATAGTATCTGTTTTTACTGTGCTATATCCACCTCCATTATACTGAACTTCGATTTTTACTTGAACACTATGACCTACAATATCTCCATCATCTTCTACCTTCCTTAATGAAGGGATCCTGATAGTTAGTCTTATCTTATCAGTATTTGTATTAGTAATCTGTCTAACAACAGGACTACCATTTTCAACATCAACATTAACACCTTGCTCTGATTCAGAACCTTCTAAAGAACTTATATATGCCTGTCCTTGAACTCCATTCCTAGTATGTACTGTATAACCTTCAAAATTATTTACACCTGAAGAATCTTGTATAGGCGTCCCACCTAAATAAATAGATTTATATCCATCATCTAATCCCCCTATCTCACCTTCTGAAAGTAAATCTAATACTGTTGCATATTGAACTGACTGGAGGGAATCATCAGCCTCTGTAGGAGAACCTCCCCCTCCCCCTTTACCACCAGCTCCTCGAATGTAAGTCATTACACCACCTGATCAACATCAAGACCACTTGATATTACCGAACTTCCGACAAACAATCTTCCATATGCAATTGGAATGGGAGTTCCGATTCTCGATACGTTAGCAACTCCACTAAATGCATAGTTTTCTAATGTCTCTGCTGGCTCTGGAACGTCTGGCGTTGGAGACAGTAAGTCGGATATTCCATATAACAACATGGATATTCCAAACTGACCTGCTACGACAGTAGCTGTACCAACTGCCGCAGTACCAATAAGCCCAGCCGCAGCACCACCTAAACCAGCAGTAGCACCAGCACCAGCACCAAGGAACCCAGCACCCGCAAGCGCACCTGGGGCAAATACAATCGCAGCACCTATTAATACTGCTCCAATAAGTACCTTGCCTAATCCTCCTTTACCAGAACCCATTAAGACAGGAGTAATACTGAAAACTTCCCTTTCACTCCAAGGATAATGAAATGCTTCCAAAGTATCCTCCCCTATCTGCTCTTTCCCAACTTTTACTTTGTACGCCACACCATCTTGCTCACTATCAATAATCCATTTCTGTAACCCAGGAAAATTTGCACATAAAGCTCTAATTGCTTCAGCAGGTGTCGCAACATCTAATTCTAAACGGCTCTGACCAATCCGTTTCTTTAATTCTCCATAGACCTTAACGACTTTCATGTTTCAATATTTTGGCAGTGTTCTTTTGATAGAAACCACCATAAAGATCTCGTGAACTTAGTCTATCTTGAACATGATGCAAAATCATATTGCCATCTATATAAATTCCTCCATGATTAGGGACATTAGCTTCTAAATGCATTAAGACAACAGAACCATATTCAATTTCCTCCATAGGTACTTCTATAAATCCTTCATCTTTAAAATGATCTAAATACATACTCTCACCACGTTCCCACCAACGATCTTTACGATCATAATCAGTAAGTTCGATATTAAATTCACGTTTATAAAAATCTCTAATCAAGCTATAGCAATCAATCACACCATAGTAGAAAGGTCTGCCAACGTAGGGCAGTTCATATCCTGATGGTTCACAATAGCCCCAAAATTCTGTTTGAGGATTAACAATATGCCAAGGCAAACCAGACTTTTCACAAGCAACTAAATCAGCAGGACTTGGTGCGTGATTTGTAATTGGATGACTATGAATAACAGCAGTTATTTCTCCTTGATCTTCAGCATTAATATAATCATCTGGATTTAATACAAAATGTAAATCACGTTCATCAGCAATGTTTTCACAAGGGAAATAACGTTCCCTACCTTTAACAATGTGGACTAAACCTACACTCTCCCTTGGAAAATCTTTCTTAGCATGTCCCAAAGCTTCTTCTTGAATCTCTTCAGATAATTTCACTGAGTTCTACCTGCTGTTGGGAATGATCCAAACGGTAAATTACCATTTGCGCCAAAGCGCAGTTTACAAGAATCTAATCTCTTACCACAAACATCCTGAGCCAAAGTAGAAGCAACAGTGTCGTCTGCTTTCCAATAATTACTTCCTGTATAAGAACATTCAGAAGATCTATAACCCCATTGACAGATATTCCCTATTAATTGTCTTTGAGGCACTTTCGTATTCGGCAAATCTATCTTTGAAG